CGTGTTGTGTGGGCCGAAATTGCCCACCCGCGCACCCCGACCCCATGAGCCTCATGGGTCGGGACGCGACGATGCCGCGCCCTCGTTGGGGACGCGGCAGAACGGCCGAAAGGGCCGCGATCCCTAGGGATCGCGGCCCTTCTAGCTCACTTGGCCTTGCGCGAGGTCTTGGCCTTGCCGTTGGCCTTGATCTTGTCGCTGACCTGCTTGGCCACCTCGCGGGCGACCGCTTTGCCCTCATCGCCGAGCTTGTCCGCCTCGCCTTCCGCGTAGCCCACCAAGTCGTGCGCCAGTGCGAGCAAGCGCTTCACCCGGTCGCGGTCAGTAGCCGCGTTGGTCACGAGCCCTGCCCATGAGTGGTCGGAGCAGAGCACGACATTGCGCTTGGCAACGCGCTCAGCCGCGTTGGCATCGCGCTTGGCCTCATCGGCGTCGATGGCGGCCTGTGTGCGCACGCCGTTGACATACTCGCCGCGCTTCGGCAACCAACCGAGGTAGTAGGGGAGGTCCAGCGTGAACGATGCCGGATCGTTCGCCACGACCTTGAGGTAGTGCGCTTTCGTGCTGGCCGAGTGGTCGTTCGTGGCGAGCAGGTAGAGATCGCGGACCTGCTCGATCTCGAAGGCGTCAGGCGTCCACCCGTCGACCAGGATCTTCGTGATGCCCACGAAGTCGTCGAACGTGAACTTGTCCTCCGCCTTGGCCTCCGCCTTGGCCCACGCCGCGCGGGTGGCCGCGATCTGCGGCTTGACCTGTGCCAACGCCTGATCGGCGTTGGTCAGGATCTCCGTGAAGTACCGGTTGCCCTCGTCGTGGCGCCACTCCGACCAGACTCCGATCGCTCCGACCGCCGCCTTGGCCTTGGCCTTGACCGCTTCGGACACTGTCGGCACGGTGGTGGTGGTGGTATCTGACATGACTGTCTCCTGTCTGTTCGATCGATAGGGACCATCCCTATCGACTCACATAGTGCTCCGACCAGGACTTATGTGGCCTTTCGTCGGCTGACATGGCCCATACGCTGGTGTTTTGCCTCCGGGTTCAGGGGACCCGCCCTGCCTACCCCGGCCACGAGGCGCCCTCCGTGATCATGCAGAGAGGGCGGTGTCGTTCGGGTCCCAAGCCATGTCACTGCAGGTCAAATTCGGGCCTGAGGGGGCCCCATTTCGTGAACCATTAGATTGCAGATCACACCAGTCCAGCTTGCCGCTGATATTCGGGATAGCGAGGCGTCCGGCAGCGGATACTCGGTTCAGTGGAGTATGGGGGACGCTACTGGGGGACAGGTGGGGGACCGTCCCCCGGCACACCCGGGGACAGGCCTCCGATAACGTTGAAGCAGTATCTCATCTACCTGGTGTTATGCGTTAGCGATATATCGGCTCGCGCGCGCCAGGTGGGGGACGGCGTCCCCCACCTGTCCCCCACCCTACGAAGGACGGCTCTCGCCCGGCAGGAGCAGCTTTGCCTGACCTTCGGTGCCATATACGACCCAGTTCCGCTGCAGGGCGTATCCAACTACTTCCGACAGGTACTGGCGCTTGTCCCGGTTGAATTTGTCCTTCACCTGGCGGGCGGTAAGTGGCGAAAGGTGCACGGCTTGCGCCAGGGCCCGAGCTCTGTCCTCGACCCACGCTTGGTGGCGTGCCGCCTCCCGCACCATGTCGTTCCGCCCAGCAGCACGGGCGCTCTGAGTGGAGAGCTCGGATATCCCAGCGAGAACCCTGCTTCTCGTGGCGAGAGAGTGCTTCTCGATCTCGCCGGCCAGTTCCCAGTGGACGAGCTCTACCTGCGCGGCATCGTCCATCAGGGCCAGGAGGCCGGCCGTACGCATGCGAACGAGCATCTTGTGCCCGTCCAGCGGGTGCACACCGTGTATCTGGCGAGCCTCGTCCCACGCCGAGACATCGTCCTCCACGCTGGACGGGAAGGTCATCGTGATCGGCGAGCGTGAGTTCGGATGGTAGGTCGGCAGGTCCAGAACTCGAGGCGTCCCGCGCCGCCTGAGCGATCGGTCTCCCGGCCTGTCCATGGCGAAGTACAGCAGGCGACCAGGGAATCCCTGGCTGGCCACGCTGCCCGTGAACAGCGCACCGCCCACTCCGAACTGGATGCCCACGATCAGGCTGACGCGCACCGCGTCCGCTGGATAGGACACCTCTCCTCCAGCCAGCACACCACCGACCATCGAGCCAGCTACTCCCGACCACGTCGTGCAGAAGTTGGAGATCACCGTCGAGCCGGTGCGGTCGTTCTGCGCCGCCAGCGTGTTGCCCTCGTCGTAGATGATCTGCACACCGTTGCGGTACAGCGGAGTCAGCGGCGCCTCGTCGCGGCGCTTGCCCTGCGGGATGATCACCGCTGTGACCAGGCCCTCGCCCGAGCGCAGCGTCTTGCCGTAGTGGTACGACTCCGAGTTGGTCACCCCGCACAGCTGGCGCGAGACCCCGATCGCCCCCGACTTGCCCGCCCCCGTCTGGCCGACCATCGCCACGAACGTGTTCAGCGGCGATTCGTTGCCACCTACCAGGGCTTCCAGGCGGATCGACGACGGAATCCTGACCGAGTAGGTCGACAACACCGCCCCGAGGAACGCCTCCGGGCAACGCTGTGCCGCCCATGCTGCCTCGCGTATGGCCGACAGCCATGGCCGGGCATCCCAGAAGTCGTCCGACAACCATCCGCTGTCGGGTGCCGGGCTCTCGCGTACAGCCGGCGGATGCTGTGCGGAGAGCCCGGCGAACTCCCGCTTGATCGCCACTCGCTCGTCCGATGTGGGGAGATGGCCGAAGCGATAGCAGCCGATCAGGTCCGTGACGTCGTAGGTCTGGCCCGATGGCTGGGACGACGGTACCGGGTGGGCGCTCGTCGAGAACACGAACAGCCGGTCGCTGCGGTTGATCGTCGCCGAGTGGCCCTCGCGCACGTCCTTGCCGGGTCTGGCCCAGTAGCTGTGATCGGGGTCAGAATGGCTGTACGTCCAGCCGTTGTTCTCCAGGAACACCGCCATCGGCGGCATCCGCACGTTGTCCAGCCAGCTGGACGTGTGCTCGATCCGAGAGATTGAGACCCCGCCCGGCAGCGCCGTAGGAGGAAGCGCTTCGGGCGGGGTCTCGGACGCCGCTGCCACAGCGTCGAATGATGAGATCGCTGAGCAGACTCCCCGCCATTGCTCGACGGTGGCCCATGCGATCTCGGCGAAACTGCCACGCCGCTGTACCCAGGCTCCGCCACTGGGATGCGTCGTGCCGTTCGATGGTGCGGCCACAACGTAGCCTCCGTGGCCGCGGGTTTCGACGAGGACTTGGCGGCCGCCGTCCATCGCCAGCTGGGTGTTGCCGTCCTGGTCGCCGTCGCCCTCGACGTGCACGGCGACGTGGAACCCGCCGCCCGGCGTCGTCACCATGTAGCCGTCGAGCCACGACTCGAACACCGGGGCCAAGGATCCGAGGCGCACCTTGAGCTCGGGGATGTGCTCGGTGAAGCGGCCCTCGAAGTCGAGTACCTGCAGTCGTGTCGGCCCGCCGCAGGTGATGGCGAACCCGTCGTGCATCTGGGCCTCGCGGCGCACGGTGAGCTCGTCGGGCAACTCGTCGATACGCGGCTTCCAGGTGGAGATGGCGGGACGCTTGTTGGCCCGCATGGGGATGGTCGACAGGCCGGCCCGATGGGCGTCGAGCACGGCCGCCTCGATGGCGGCGCCCATCACTGCAGCTGCAGTGCGATATCGCAGCCGGGGCAGCGCCGCATCTCGGTGACGCCAGCGTTGGTGATCCGCGTGCCAGTCCGTCCGCACAGGGTGGTGGCCGCCGAGTTGGTCGAGACCCCGGCGATCAGGTGGGCGTAGGGGATCATCCCCAGGCGGTCCCGCATGTAGGTCCACCCCGGCATCAGTGGCTCGGTCGGCGGCTGGATGCGCTCTGGTCGCGCCGCTCGGCGGGCGCTTCCTGGTCCGTACTCGTCAGGGTCGAACAGGTGGCCCTGGGGCTCCGTTGTCATCGGTTGCTCCTACTCGTTGTTCACGCCAGGCGGCGTACTTCGCTGCCGCGGCTTCCTTGGCAGGGTTCACCCGTCGCTTGGCAGAGGCGGGTGTCAGGGGACTGTAGCCCTCGGGCAGGGGGGCCGCGGGCGCCCACCCCTTCTCGAGCTTCTTGCCGATCCAGCGCAGGCCGCGGATCGTCACTGCGGCCCGTATCTCGGGCCAGTCGTCGTAGATCTTGGGGTAGGACAGCCCGGCCGCGCGGCCCAGTCTGACCGCTTCGATCAGCGAAGGCTTGAGCGCTGAGGGCGCTCCGAGGTGGCCGCGCTCGGCGGCGTCGTTGTTGTTCTCGGCCACCGTGCCGAGCTCGAGGTGCGACAGGCGGAAGCACGGCGGGTTGTCGCACTTGTGCCTGACCACCATGCCCTTCGGGATCGGCCCGTTGGCCATCGTCCAGATCCAGCGGCTGGCCGTCATCTGGCGGCGCTTGTCGTCGGTGGTGTGCACCAGCACCCGGCCGTATCCGTAGCGGTCGACGCTGCCCTGCCAGATCCGACACGGCGTCGGCTGGGGGTTCGGCGGCGGGTAGTCCACCCGCCGCCGAACGTACAGCTTGCGCGGTCGCCCGCCCTGGCTGTCACCCCACCCCATTAGCGGCTCAGTCGCGCCGGCCAGACCCGCAGTCCGAAGCCGCGGATGTCGGCGAGGTACTGGCCGTAGTCGAAGTCAGGGTTGAGTTCGAGCTTGGCCAGCACGGCCCTGATGTAGCCCTCGCGGTCGTCCCAGATGTCATCGGTGGCATCCAGGCAGGCCTCGAAGATGGTCTCGTCCTCGTCGTCCATCAGTCGTCGAAGAGGTCCTTGCCCGACACGCTGGCCGGGGTGGCCGCCTTCCACGAGGCGCTGTACAGCTTGGGTGCCGAGTAGGCCCGGTTCTTCTTCACCCCGTTGCCGGTGTAGGCCACGGCCAGGTGGTCGCCGGGGTTGAGTCCGGTGCCGCCTCCGTCGCGCACCGCCTTGGCGATGGCGTCCTTCATCGACTGGCCCTCGCCGTCGGCGACGTCGTACTTGCCGCCCTTGGCGAAGATCGAGCGGATGCCGTCGTCCTCGTCGGTGGTGTGCAGCGAGGTCTGCAGCGTGATCACCAGCTGGTTGCGCGGGGACCCGTCGGTCCAGAACAGCTTCTCGCCGGTCTCGACGTCGGTCTGCTGGCGGACCTCGACCGAGATCACGTCACCGATGATGGTGTCGTTGACCTTCTCGAAGGGGAAGGACTTGCCCCCCGCCTGCATCAAGAAGTCGTTGGCGTCCTTGGAAACGGTCATAGCACTGTGCTCCTGGGTTCGTTGTTGCGTGGTAGGGCATCCGAGTGGAGGCCCTGGTCCCACTCCACCCGCGGGTCACCCGGCGGGAAGGGCAGGCTGAATGCCCCCTCGATGGCGTCGAGCAGGTCGAGCACCGCCGAGAGTTGGGCTGGCGTGATGCCGCCCTGGCGAAGGGTTGGCGTGGCGTCGGGCCAGCGCCGAAGCAGGAGGGCTCGAGCCTCGGCGCTGGTTCCGATGGTGTTTATCCGCGACTGGGCGAACTCGCTCATCGCCGCCACCCATGCATCGGCGTCGACGCCGCTGGGTAGCTCAGGGTCGTGAGGGACGAACTCCCCGAATTGAAGCGACTCCATTGGCGTCGGGGCGGCAAGGATCGCTTCCTCGTCGGAGGGTGGTGGGGTGAAGTCGATGAGAAAGTCCGAGCGCTTGCGCCAGTGCCGCACGTCGCGCACGATCCGGCAGCCCTCGCGCCCGACCTGGAGGTCAGCCCAGTGGAACGAGCAGGAGCCCGTGCCCGCCGGCATGTGGACGAGCAGCCCGACGTCGGTGCGAAGTTCTGGCGGGAGTGGCGAGCGCTCGTTCGTCTCGACGTCGTAGAAGACGCTGTCGACGTAGAGGGCCAGCTGGATGCAGTAGCCGGGGAGGCTGTAGTCGAGTCGCTTCCCCGTCTTCAAGTCGCCGAGGACTAGCTGGCCAGGCAGGATCGGCGGGCACCCGGCGACCGGGATCTCACGATTTGCTTGATAAATGCGATCTGCGGTGCCAGCCGCGCGCCACTCGTCGTTGCACAGCTTGCACTCGATGAACTCCGACACCAGGCCCGCCCCGTCCAGCTTGGACAGGTAGGCGGCGATGTCAGCGTCGAACGGGGGAGGGGCGCAGAACCCGTCACCCCGCTCGACGCGCTCGGTCATGCGGTGCAGGGCCGTGCCGAGATCGGCGGCCTCCTCACCGCGACCGCGCTGGATGGCGCGCTCGCGCCGTTCCTTGGCGCCCTCGCGATCGTTCAGGTGGGCGGCCACCATCGCCGCGATCGACGGGTCGCAGGCCACCCCCTCCATCGCCCGGTCGATCTTCCACAGCGTCAAGGCTGACTCGTCGTCGAGATCGCTGCCCCAGCCCGACGGCCGGCTGTAGCGCTCCCAGCGCGTCTTGTCGTCGAGGCGCACCACCATCGGTGCGCCGTTGGCCCGGCGGAAGTCGCGGGTGATCGGGTCCCCGAAGTCCTCGAGGGAGACGCCCTCACTCATCGCGGTCACCGTTGCGCTCGAGCAGGCCCGGCGCCACCAGGCGCACCAACGGCACCAGCTTCTGACGCTCGGCCACCAGGTTCTTGATCTGCACGCCGAGCTCGGTCTTGCGGGCTCGGGCGTTGGCCAACTCGTCGATCACGTTGTGCCACTTGTGGACGATCACCAGGGCGTAGTCGGTGTCGAGCACTTGTTCGTTCATCGATTCGTTCATCGCTTTGATCCTGACTGGTGGGTGTGACGGGGTAGGGGCTTGTAGCAGCGCTTGCACTGCACGGTGGCGAACAGTCCGATCGGGGTCGGTTCGGGGATCAGGCAGCCGCAGACGTACATCCCGGCGTCGCGTTCGGCGGCGTGCTCGGCGTCGGTCATCACGCGGTCAGCCATTGAGCACCGCCTGGGTGATCGAGGTGCGGCGTCCGTATTCAGCGATGAGCAGCGCTTCGGCACGGTTGTGATCCCTGACCCGCCCCAGTTTGTCAGCCAGGTGGGGCCACAGTTCCTGGGCCCGCCAGCGCGAGCGGTCCTTGCGATCCTTGTCGGTGAAGCCCCCGCCGAACAGCCCGTACTGGCTCTGCCACTGGCGTGGAGTGACCCAGATCAGCGGCCGCTTGACGATGTGTACCGCCGTGCGCAGGCACCCGTTGGAGTCGCCGAGGCTGTAGGCCGCCTTCGAGCCGTTGGTCGGCATGGCGTGGGTGCGCTCGATGTAGACCTCGTCGGGCGCCAACTCGGCGAGCAGCCGGTAGATCGTGCCCCCGGCGACGCCGTCCATGTCGCGGGGCATGTCGTAGACCTCGGCCGTCTCGCCGAGCACGGCGATGGCTCCGGTGAGGCCGGGGTCGATGCCGATGATCTTCACGACAGGTCCAGGGCGTCGAGGATCAGCTGGTTGAGCGAGATCTTCCTGTCGATCGCTTCCTGGCGCAGCTGTTCTCGCTGTCGCCAGGTGACCCGCACGTTCAGCGAGACCTTCAAGTTCTCGGGCTCGGTGTCTGAGGAGCGGAATGGCATGATGTCATGCTACACCATCGCACGCGCCGCGTCAAGGGGTCTGCCACAATGGCCGCGTGTCCAAGCCCTACGTCCCCGTGCGCCAGGACCCCGAGAAGATGCGCTTCATCGAGTGGCTGACCACGCCGCCGACCCAGCGCGAACCGCCGACCGAGGCCGAGTTCGCCCGGATGATCGACGTCCACGTCAAGACGCTCTACAACTGGAAGCACGACCGGGAGTTCCGCGAGGCCTGGCAGGGCGAGACCGACCAGGTCATCGGCGATCTCGACAAGCGCCAGGCCGTGCTCGACACCCTCTACTTAGCGGCCAGCGATCCGCGCAACCCACGCCACGTCGCCGCCGCCAAGCTGTACCTCGATGCGATCAAGCAGATGAGCCCCGAGCGCGAGTCAGGAGCCAAGGCGATCGGCATGCTCACCGACGCCGAGCTCGATGTGATCATCAGGCGCACGATGACAGCAGACGCCTGATGGGCATGGCCAAGGGTGGCTTCCAGCCGCGCAACACGCCGGCCGAACGCCGCGCCTTCTTCGACTCGCAGCGCCGTATCGGTGTCATCTACAGCGACCCCGATGGGTTCACCGGCACCATCGAAGTCGACATCGACGACAGCACCGACCCCAACTTCATCTCCAACCGCACCGGCAGCGGCAACGTCGACGGCGCCATCCACATGTCGATCCGCTCGGCCGGCACCGAGATCGGCCGCATCACCCGAGCCACCTCCACCACCGCCGGGTTCCTCACCACCTCCGACGAAGACCTCAAAGAGAACATCGTCAACATCGACGACGACCTGGCGATGCAGTGGATGCGCACCATCGAGCCGTACTTCTTCAACTACAAGGGCGTCCCCGAGATCCGCCACGTCGGCTACTGCGCCCAACGCGTCGCCGCCCAATGGCCCAACGGCATCTCCAACGGCGTCGTCTCGCCCGGCCACGGCAACGTCCACGACCGCACCTGGGACGACCACGGCAACGAGACCACCCCGCCCGGCGTCTGGCAGGCGTGGATGATGGATCACTCCAAGCTCACCCCCATCCTCCACGCCGCGCTGCGCACCCTCGACGCCACGATCGAGCAGCGCGGCGACACCCTCGACGACTACGGCGCCCGCATCACCGCGCTGGAAGGCACCGTCGCCGCCCAGGCCGCCCAGATCGCCGCCCTCCAGCAGGCAGGCACCGGCCACGGCGCCGACCTCGCCGCCCTGCGCGTCGAGATCTTCTACACCCGCCAGCTGACCGCCTTCTGGCAGTACTCCAACACCATCACCGCGCCCCCCGGTGCCGGGCAGGTGCGCACCAACGCCGCGCTCACCGAGATGTACATCCACGTCAACGACGACAACGGCTACAACCGGGCGTCGACGTTCGACGCCATCGTGGCGTTCACTGCTGCCAACCCCAAGGCGTGCCGGTTCCGTGTCCGCGGCGCCACCGGCTCCGTCTTCGAGGTGCTCACCAACGGCAAGGTGACCAGGACCGCCAACTACTACACCGTGCCGATCAAGGTCGTGTCCGGTGTCGCCTCCGACAAGGGGTTCCGCGTCGAGATCACTGCGCTGTCGGAGATCTGGGCCGAAGACCCGCCACCCCTGGCGACCACGCTGCCGACATGAACGACTACAACCTCGAGGAGCTCGTGCAGGAGCGGGAGTGGCGCAAGATCGCTCCCAGCTGGAAGGCCAGCGACGACGAGAAGCTCGAGGGGTTCCGCTACTTCTGCGCTAACTACTGGTGGATCAGGCACCCCGAGCGGGGCCGCATCAACTTCGAGCTCTTCGACGCCCAGGTCGAGGCGGTCTACCTATGGCTCTCCGAGCGCTACACCGTCGCCCTCAAGGCCCGCCAGATCGGGTTCTCCACCCTGATCTCGACCTTCTGCTTCTGGCTCACGTTCTTCTACAGCGACCGGGCCATCGTGATGTTGAGCAAGACGGAGCGCGATGCGGTGAAGCTCCTCGACAAGGCGAAGTACGGCAGCCGCTTCCTCCCGGCTTGGATGAAGTACCGGGGACCGGTCGTTCAGGTCAACCAGACGCGGATGGCAATGAGCAACGAGAGTTATCTCGAGTCTCTCCCGAGTGCGTCCGACCCGGCGCGCGGAGAGACGGTATATACGGTTGTCGTCGACGAGCTCGGGCTGCTCCCCAACTCGGACGAGGCGTGGGCCGCCATCGAGCCCATCGCCGATGTCGGCGGCCGGGTGATCATGCTCGGGACTGCTCACGGTGAAGGGAACCTCTTCCACAAGCTGTGGGTCGGAAGCCAGAACCGTACCAATCGGTTCAAGGGCATCTTCTTCCCGTGGTGGTCAGGTGACCGCGACGAGGACTGGTACGAGTCCAAGCGCCGCGACCTGCCCGACTGGCAGCTGGCCCAGGAGTACCCCAACGATCCCGACGAAGCGTTCCTGCGCTCCGGTCACCCGGTGTTCAACGTCGAGACGCTGCGCTCGATGCAGGCTGTCGAGCCGATGCGTGGCCGGCTGGTCTCGGGGCTCGAGGGGCGCGAGTTCGAGGAGCAACGCAACGGGCCGCTGCGGGTGTGGCGGTTCCCGACCGAAGGAGCGAGATATGTCATCGGTGTGGACGTCGCCGAGGGACTTGAGCACGGGGACTACTCGGTGGCGTACGTCGTTGACGCCAAGGACCGTGACGTGGTCGCCTGTTTCCACGATCGGGTGGATGCTGACCTATTGGGGACCGATGTCGTCTTCAACCTTGGTCGTTGGTACAACAACGCACTCGTCGGCGTGGAGTCCAACAACCACGGGCTGACCACCAACAAGGCGCTGGCGCGCATGGCCTACTCGCCGCTGTACCACCTGCGCACCCAGTCCAAGGCCAGGGCCCAGCCGAGCGAGACGCTGGGCTGGCGCACCACTACGATCACCAAGCCCCTCGCCATCGACGAGCTCAACTCGGCGCTGCGTGAGGGGCTGCGCTGCTTCGACGCCGACTGCATCCAGGAGCTCCGCTCGTTCATCCGTGAGGGCGACGGCAAGATGCACGGCACGCCCTTCGACGACCGCGTGATGGCATTGGCGATCACGGTGCAGATGTTGAAGTACGTTTGGCTGCGCGAATACCAGCCCGTCAACGAGCCACCCCCTGGCACCTGGGGCCACATG